AATATCATCATGAAAAGATTTCCTATCTATAGTTTTTAAAATATTAAAATCCTCTTTTTTACAAGGATGTTTGTGTCTTTTAAGAAGCTGAAATAAGACATATTGAGTATTAATAAAATTTTTTCTATCAATTTTTTTACTCTTTTTGAATTTTTTATCATAAAGGGTGGTTAAAATATCAAAATCATCTAATAATTTATTTTCAAGATAAGAAATATCATCCGGTTTTTTTCCCGTAATTTGGTAGTGTATCAAAATTGCATCTTCATAATGTTTTGTAAATTCTATTTCTCTTAAAAAAAGATAAATATGAAGTCTTTCAATATTTTTAAATTTTTCTTCTTTACAAGTATTTTCATCACCTATTAGAAGTCCATGTAATTCAAATTGTTCAATTAATTTATTATTAACCTCTTTTTTAATTGAAGCGTTTTGTTTCCCTTGATATTGGTTCATGCAATCACGAAAATGTACTTTTCTGTCATACGTATAGCGAGCTGTTATATTTACTCTTTCAACATCCTTATAAGAAGAATAACTTGATAATATTTCTAACATATTTCCACAATTCTGACAAATATAATGATCAGGTGTAATTTCGAAATCTTTTTTATTGTTGCAATTATCACAAATTATCTTCTTATTTTCAGTTTCCTTGTTTTCAAGAATAATTTCTTCTTTATATTTTGATGCAATTTCAAGAAATTTGGTTATTATTTTTCTTTTTTCCTCTTTTTCTTTAATGTCATCCTTTTCCTTTTTTCTTTTTTTAGAAAACATGAAACTCACTTTCATTGGTTTTTTAATAATTTCTTTATATGAATCTATAATAAAATTAGTTTCCATAATATAAAAGTCAATAGATTTATTTGTTTCTATATCTTTTATTTTATCAATTAATTCTACTTCATTTTCTTGTAATTTTGTTTTTATTCGATACGATAAATGTGAATCATTTATACTTTCTTTTACTTTTACTAATTTTTCTTTATAGCTATCAATATTATTTCTTTCCTTTTCAAATTCAATTAGGATATCTTCATTAATTTGTAGTATATCTATGGTAGAATCTGTATCCATTTTCTAAATCAGTATAAGTATTTAACTAACTTTAGAAAAAAGAGGTTTTCTTTAATAAGCATTAACTTCGAAATTAAAAAAAAAAATTTTATTTTTCTTGCCTATATTATAAAAAAATGTCTTTATGTTCTCAATCTTTAACATCTGGTTTCATTGATCTTGCAACTTATGATGAATTAGAAAAAGCAATGTACGGCGGTTCTGATGCAACTGCTTATTTTGTTAGGGAAACCCGTAAATCAACTTGGTTTACTCAAGTCCCTGTGTGTCTTAGTAAATCTTGTGGTCAACCAGGATGGAATTCAAATTTCTCCGTAAATATCTCCCGTGCCGGTGATTATCTTTTGTATACTTGGATTCGTGTTCAATTGCCATCTCTCTCCACAGCTAACTCTACTATTTGTGTTGCGTGGTCAGGAAATGTTGGTCACAAACTTTTCCGAGAAATTAGTATTACGTTCAATGATTTGGTCGCTGAGCGTATGGATGATTATTGTTTGGACTTTTGGTCCGCATTCACTCTTCCTGGTAGCAAACGTACTGGTTATGATAATATGATTGGTAATGTAGCTGCTGTAGTTACACCTAGCCAAACAATTCCTGCTTTTGTAGTAAATGTACCCTTACCATTCTTCTTTTCACGTGATAGTGGTGTTGCTTTACCCACTGCTGCATTACCATACAATGAAATGCGTCTCAACTTTAGTATGCGTGACTGGTCTGAACTTATAAATGTTTGGAAAGAAGGGACAGTAGACGGCAACGCTGTGCATGTGTGCTCAGGTACTGTAAGTGTAACTGACTTGAACTTGGGTTCTGTTTCAGAACCTAGTTTGACTCCCGGCAATGTTCATGTTTGGGGTAATTATGCGATCGTATCTAACGACGAACGTAAACGTATGGGTTGTGCTCCTCGTGATATCTTAATGGAACAATTCCAGACAGCTGCACAAATTCCTAATCAAAATCAAATCGTATCTATGGATATTCGATTCTCTCATGCAATTAAAGTATTGTTCTTTGCTGTGCAAAATTTACACTGTCACGGACAGTTAGCTGATTATACTATCCATGTTAATGATGCTCTTAATGTGATTGAACTTCCAGGAATTCCTGCATGTGGGGCGGGATTACTGACTGGAGCTGTGCATGCTGATCCAATTTCAGAAGCTACACTATCCTACGAAAATACTCAACGTTTAGCACAGCTTCCTGCGGATTACTATAGTTTGGTTCAGCCTTTCTATCATGCGCCTGCTATTCCTCTTGATGGTGGAAGTCAGTTTCTTCCATCTGTTATTGGTTTACACATGTATTCCTACTCTCTCAGCTTTTACTGCCTGGATCCCATGGGTTCTACTAACTACGGTAAATTAACAAATGTAAGTTTGACCCTTACTTGCCCAACAGTTGGTGGGACGACTCAGTTTGCTGCTACTCAGACTATTGTAGTTGTAGCTGTAAATAACAATGTGATTAGGGTAAGTGGTGGTGCTCTTGGTTTCCCTGTTTTGTAAATAAATTCGTTTGCAAAAAATTTTTAAAATTTATTAATAAATTTTAAAATATTAATTTCGTTTCTTTTTAATTTCTTTTAAAGCTTTTTCAAACCCTCCATTTTGTTTTTGTGTTAAAAGATATTCTTGTTTAACTGCATAAAGAGAAAAAGTTCCATCATATGCAGTTATTAATTTATCATACATACCTTCTCCACGAAGATGTCCTTTTTCATTTCCCAAAGGCACTTCTTTGTTAATTAAAAATTTTCCATATTTTTTTAATATAGCTAAATCTTTTTTCTTAATTGCTTTTGATTCATCAGGATAATAATATAATAAATCAGAAGCTCCAACAACAACGTTTGATTCGATAAATCCAACATCTTTTCCTCTTAATACCCAAAAGCATCCACCATTATCTCTAAAAGAAGGTAACCCATCCCCCCCTGCATTATCTCCTGTTGTCCCCCATTTCCATCCCCATGAATTAACACAAATCCAGTAAGGTATAAAACTATTATCGAAAGGATCGTGATATTCTCCCCATCCAATAACCTTAAAAGCATGGCCTTCAACTGTAGCTGTTTTTTTATTTGATTTTTTCTGATTCCAAATTAAAACATTTCCCTCATTACCGACAGCTGATTTTTTTCCTGTACGACTATATGTTTGTCCTCCTGACCATGTTAAAAAACTATCCTCAATCTCCATACCTGTTGAAATTGGGCCATTTTCCAAAATTTCTCTCATTATATTTTCAGGTCGAGATCCCCAAGTTTTCCCAGCATTTGACCCTGGAACTGTATAATAAGCAAGTGTGCTAAAAGAATGAAAATAGTTTCCTCCAAGATTTTGATAGCCGTAACAAGTTGCACCTTCTTCCAAAAGTTCTGCACTACTTTTCTTACATAAAGGTTCCATCAAATCTTTTAAATTAGCAAAAGCTTTATTATTTTTTGCTGTATGCAAATTATAACCCATACAATCATTTGTTGTTATTTTATGCTCTGTAAGATATCTCCAAGCATCTCTCAATGTTGAACCTTGACATACCTTGTCTGCTGTTATTTTTTTCATATTTTTGTTAAAAGTTGTTGAATACGGATAACTTGAACATAACAAAAGCTGTGATACCGATAATTCCGGTGGCCCCCCAACAATTGATTTCTCTTCAACCAAAGCTTGCTCAATACCTTTGTTCATATCCTGACTTCCTATTTTTTCAAAATCTTTTTTTGATAAAGCAGATCGGTATTGTATTTTAGAAAATTTACCTTTATTTTGTCGAACTTGAGCCTCATCCGAGAAATCAACCCCTATCATACTTCCAGCAACATTGTAGATAGGTTTTTGAATTGACATCCAGATTTCTAGAGCTGCTTCTTCTGGAACATTGTAATAACTCATCCATCTTAAAAAATTATACCACGTTACATAACCACTATCTGTAATATCCAAAAATGTAAGATCCGCATAGGGTGTTCGTACATCTAAAGGAGGCAGCCATTGATCTGAGGGGAATAAAAATGGAGGTTTATTTGCGTATTCTCCTGTAATTCCCATCCACGGTCGATTAGCTTCATCCGCAAGTGTATCCAGAGTTATTCTATTTAAAATTATGCTATCTCCAGCCTTTTTATGCGGATATATGCAAAGTCCATCTTTAGGAATTTTTTCTTTTTCTCTTACGATCTGGCAAGAAGAGATACACAATCTATCACCAGCTACTTCTGCAACAGCAAACGCCCAACAGGATGCACATTGTCCTTGATTTCTCACTTTTCCAATACAGCCAGGCCATTTAATCCTAGAATCGAAATTTTTGGGAAGACCTTTGAATTTAGATGGAATGTATTTTTTAAAAGGAATTCCTATCATTCCATGAGAAACTGTAGGATTGACTAAAATAGTATTATAAGGCGAGCCAAAGATTCTTTTATGAAATTTCTCTTCTTTTGATAAACATCTAACAATCAAAAATATTAATAGGATTAAAATAACAAATAAAGCTAGTAAACAAATAATATTAAATTTATACTTCATTTATTATTAGAAAATTAAAAAATGTCATTCAAAAATTTTTTTTAAAATTTTTAAAAATGTAAACATCGTAATATGTTTCAAGTATTTTCTTTTCTACAGAGAGACAAATAATAATAATTTATATTTTACTATTATTATTTAATTTTTATTTGGCTAATATCTTTAATTGTATTTAAATTTAAATAAAAAAAATCTTCATTCATTTTTATTTTTTCTTCATCCCAATTCCACCATTTTAAATTTATTAAAAAATTTTTAATATCTTTGTTATACCTATCTTTTACTGGCTTACATGGAGATCCTACACAGATAGTATATGGAGGCAAACTCTTAGTAACAACACTATTTGCGCCTATACAACAGCCATCCCCTATAGTTATACCTGAAGAAATATAGACGTTCATTCCAATCCAAACATCATTTCCAATAATTACATCTCCTTTTGTTCTTTCTTTAGTTGGGGGGTTATTTAATTCACCCGGATGCTTACCAAAAACTGGAGGTTTATTAAAAAATTTTGAATAAAAGACTCCTTGTAACACAGGATAGTTGTAATCATGATTTAATGTCATAATGGTAATATTTTCTCCAATAGCACAATATTTCCCAATTATTATTTTAGAATTCTCTGAAGAAACAAATAAACTTTTCCCATTTAGTCTCGCTGTTTTATCAACATATGTATACATATTTTATTTTTAAATATTTTGTGTTTAGATATATACAATTATCAGCGTCTCAATTTTAAGTTCTATAAAATCTTATATTATTTAGGTATCCACCTTCCATTAGTTCCATTTTCAAAAAAAATTGATTTTTTCAGACAATAACCCTCTATTTCTAGTAGAATATAGAAAAAGTAAAGTAAATTATGAACTCTCTAACTGGATTGTTTGAAAATGCTATTAGATATACTGTAGAAGAATTTAGTAAGAACTTGGCAGAAAAATACGATCTTGATAAAGAAGAAGTGTTGGAATTGTGGACAGCTACTACAAAAGGTCTAAAATATAACAAAATTCCTAAGAAGACAAATTCAAAGCGAAAGGGAAAGACAAATGGATATATCTTATTTGGAAAAGACAAGCGCCCAGAATTGAAAGAAGAAGGACTTGATTTTGGAGCTATGGGAACTAGGTTGGGTGAAGAATGGAATAATTTGGAAGATTGGGAAAGGGAAGAGTATAACAATACTGCAAAGGAACACAATGCTTCTATTGATGCTGAAAGAGAATCTCCTATTTCTGACGGCGGCGAAAAGAAGAAATCTCCGAAGAAGAAGGAAACGAAGAAGAAGGAAACGAAGAAGAAGAAGGAAACGAAGAAGAAGAAGGAAACGAAGAAGAAGGAAACGAAGAAGAAGGAAACGAAGAAGAAGGAAACGAAGAAGAAGTCGCCAAAGAAACCTTCTGGTAAAAGAAAGGAAGAGGAAGAGGAAGAGGGATTGGAAGAACTTTCTCTTGAAGAGTTTCAAGAAGGGGACGACTTGGAAGCAGAGGATTGGGAAGAAAAGGAGGGAGAAGAGGAAGAGGGTGAAGAAGAGGAATGGGAGGATGATGAGTGAAGATTTTGAAGAGAATGAATAAGCAAAAGAAGTTTTGAAAACTTCACCCAATTGTCTTGAGGGCTTAAACAAGGGAGCCAACAATTTTTACGATCATACTCATCTGCTTGATGTATAATAACTTTATCATTAAAAGTGACCATTTAATAAATAAATTTATATTTTTAAAAATATAAATTTTTAAACCTCGTGATTTAAAATCTTTCCAATTTCTTTAACCATTCTATTTATCGTCAATTCACTTAGCTTTACCTTAGATTTAAATTCTTCCATATTGATATCTTTATTTTTAAAGAGGATATAATATCTAACTAATCCTGCCGCTACAGATTGAGGCCTTGATCGATTTAATATCGATGATTTATTTTTAATTTTTTCATATAACTTTATCACTTCGGTTTTTTGTTCCTTTGTAGCCTCAAATTTATCCATAATTTCTTCAATTAAATTTACTGGAGTAATATAAACTGTTCTTAATTTTGAATCTTTAGAAGCATTCAAATTAACATGTTTGAGCCCCTTTAGTCCTATTTTTCTATCTAAATTAAAAACATCTATTAAATTTTCACAACTTTGAGGTGTTCCTTCAAGTTTATAAGCATGGAAGATACATGCGAATATAATTGCTTTCCTAGAATTCCCTCTATATATTTTTTTATTAGTAACTTCT